CGTGAGAGAGGTCGAATACGTTTTGTTTCGGTTTTTGAACGGGTTCTTGTGTGAATAGATTTGACATGTATTTGATTTTTAGAGTTAATGATTAAAAAGGTGATGACCACTCCTCAAGAGGTTTGAAGTTCTTTTTAAGCAGTGATTTTACAAAGTTTTTGAAATAGGATAGTCCCTTTTCAGTAGCAATTTGGCGATAAATCATATTGTCTGATTTAAATACGCCTTGTTCGTTTAGGTTTCGTTGAATTTCTAAGATTCGATTTTCGACGATTTTTTTCTTGTTCTCGGTTTTCTGGCCTTTAATGTCTAGGGCCAGTTTACGTACTTGTTGAGATACTAGTTTTGTTCGGTCTTGTTGCGTGTCTGTCGCGACGTTTGCGTCTGCGATAAGTTTTCGAACATTTTCTTGAGCGGCAGTGATGTTTGTGTCGTAGAGTGCCGAGTCGAGTTTGTACTTGAGTCCGAGTGATTTTCCAGTAATTGAGGCGTTTGCCGCTTGAATAGCTTTGAGAATAGCTTCTTGATTATTGACATTTGTTTGTGCTTTTATGTTGTTGGTTTGTGCTTGTGTGTTTTGTACGTTGTAGATGTCTTTGAAAGCGTTGAAGCCTCTTGTGGTTGATTGCATGTTAGGAATTGAAGTTCCTTTTACGTCGCCAGCAGTTGCGGGCTTTGATTGGGCAACTTGTCCAGCAGGTCCAGCAGTTCCTTTTCCATAGATTAAGTGAGGATTGAGTCCAGCTTCTCCGAAGCGTTCCATTTGAGCTTTAGGGGAGTTGTACTCGTTTTGCATGTTCCACATGTCGAGATTGTATTTGTTTTGTTTGTCCCATGCGGCCTTGTCCCATTGACGGTTTCTAATCCAGTCTTGTTGATTCCAGCCGCGTTGAGCAAGCATGAGTTCCATGTTTTTTTCGTTGGCTTTGCGTTGTCCATAGATGCCGAATAGTCCATCGGCTAGTCCAGCGCCAGCGCCCATTAATGATTGTCCTATTAGAGGGTCCATATTTGAGTTTTTTTGCGTTTCATAAAGTGAAAGTAGGGTTTTTTTAAATTACACAAAAACCCAGAGACTTTGGGGTCATCTTTCTTAGGTTGACGCTTCGCGATTCCTTCGAAATATTCCCTCGTAAGTCTCTGAGTTTCTGAGTAATGTTGATTAGCATAATATATATCAAGTGTTGTTATTATGCTTTGGTGTTTTCCTCAGTTGATTTTTCAGGTACTGAGGTGTTATTTTCTCCTGATTTAGGAGTAGTTTTTTCGGCCAGTTTTGACTTAGCGTTTTCCTTGTCTTTTTTGATGAACTCATTTGTTTGTCTTAAGGTTTCTTCAAGTTGTTTTCTATAGTTTTCTACGTCTGTTATATCCGTGATTGTTGGGACAGGTACGTCGAAATAGAGAGGTTGTCTTACTTCGACATTTGAGTCTTTGCCTCTTGTGTGATTCTCGAGGAGTTGACGGACCGTTAGTGACATTTCGGGGACAGTGTCCGAGTCAGGACTCATTTGTTTTCCTTGTGAGCCTCGATAGCCGAAGTCGAATTGTACACGATAGCGTGAACCTTCTTGAGGCTCTTGTTTTGGTAGTTGTTTTTTATTACTCATAATTGTTGCGTTTGAGATTTGCCAGACGAGCGCGTTTCTCGATTTGTTGTTTAAAATAGTTAAAGGCCGACCTGTCGTCTTTAAAGGTCGGGTTTTCTTCTAAGAATTGTTTGATTTCGTTTTTTTGGTGAAGCTTGTCGGCTTCGGTGAAGATTTTTTCTTTGTAATAGCGTGGCATTGATAGACGTTGCCCGCCGTGAGTTGTTATGAATGGTTTGTTGATTCGTTTATAGTAACCGATCATTTGATCGGATAGGTAGTTTGCGCCGAGTCCTTTTGACATGAAGCTTTTTTCTTTAGTTCGATCGTCGTTTGGGTCTGGATTAATAGAGATGTGCTTTTGCAGGTAACCAGTGACATAAGCCATAGAAGCAGAAGTAGCAGTGCCGATGTCCACATGACCTTTCTCCCATATTTCGTTAAGCTCCAAGTTCTGCGATATTTTTTCATCACGATCGTAAATCGTTTCCGTGAGCGCATCGGGAAGATTAAAAATGATAGAGTGGAAATGAGGTCTTTGAAATTTCGACCCATATTCTCCAATAGCATAGTATTTAAGTTTTTGAGTTTGACAGTAATGCCTGATACATTTTTGCCTTAGTCGTTTCATGAAGTTTACATGGTCGGAATTGTTCAAGGTTTGACGACCAGAGGGAGAGTAAGACAGATGTTCGTCGGCATAGGTTAGTGTTAAGAAGTTGGCAGATTGGGCAATTTTTTGTTCCTGTTGAAGTCTGAATATCCATTGAGATGAGCGTTTTTTTAGACAAGACGGACAGCGACCACACGGAAGTTTTTCCGAGTGGTAACCGTCTGAGCTTAGTTTGTCCTTACGAGGTAGGACTAGAGGTGACATACATTCCATTTGCGAAGCTTTTAGAAAGTTATAGTCTTATACCACCTCTTGATGCAGAATAACCGCTTATTTTGCGTGATTTGCGTTTTGAGCGTTTTTTGCTCTTTTTGAATGATTTATTGAATTTACGTCGTTTCATGATATTACAGTTTAAAGGGTTAATTAAAATTTTGGTGTTCCAAATACGGCCATTGGACGTTGAGCCTTTATTGTGTTTAAAACATGACACCACATGTTATCGACACGTTGGTCGATCGGTACAGGATCACCTGTAATAGGGTCATAGTTTAAGTGAGCGAATATACGGTCGGTTTCTTGGTCATCCATTTGTATGAAGTCAGCATTGAGAGCAGGTGCAGTTTTAAATTTACGTCCCATGTGCCAGAAGTCGAGATTATCGCGATAGTTTCCAGCGACTCGATTGTTGACGTATTTATATTCAGCGTATCGAGGTGTGTAACCGAAAGGTTTTGAAAGGTCGTCAGGTATGCCGTTGATGTAGATTTCCTGATTTTCGATAGGTTGTTCTCCGATGTGTTGAAATTCGGGCCAGAAGTAATCGAATTTGTCGCGTCTTAAGAAGTGTTTAGGGATTCCTTGTTGATAGGCTGATTTAGGCATGATAGACATGATTCCAATTATATATCCATGTTCTTCGCAGAAGTGTGAGACATAGTCGCCAGAGCCGACAGATATTGCATGTCCAGCCATGTTTCCTTGAGGTGTGTCTTGTTGTTGCACGTCTGATGATGATGCGTTTGTTTGTAATACTTCTGAGATTTTGACAGGAGATGAAGTGCCGCCCAGAAATTCTGGTCTTTGTAGTCTAGAGTCAGATGTTTTGACGCCGAAGTGGATTAGTATTGATTCGTTATAGCGAGAGCCACCACGAGCATTTTTTTCTAGCCATTCCTGAAGTTTGAAAGCTCGTCGCAGGTCTATTATTGAAGTCTGCGTAGCTCCAGTGAGGTCGGCCTCGTGAGTTCCTTCGATGTTGAGCCAGCCGTCTGATACGTCAGGTCCGCCAGCGCTAGCAAGAGTAACGCCGTCTTGATTTGGTGCACTTGAGGAAGGTCCACCGGCTATAATTCGTTGTCCAAGATTTACCGGAGAAGTTCCGAGTTGGTCCATTATATGTTGGAAATTTCCTTGTGCAAGGTTGTCCGTTTTAAACGTAATTGGTGCAGTTCCTTGTAGTGGAAGAAGTGCCTCAGGGCCTTTTTGAGTCCACGGCAACGCACTCGTAAAGTAGTCATGTTGCCATGCTCGTTTGTGTAGTATGTTGTTATTACCCATTGGGTTTGGACCGTCGATGAGTTTTTCGTAAGTGGAAGGTTGGAGATTCTGATCACGATAGTATTGGTCAAAGATTAGTTGATAAGCGTTGAAAGGTAAAGCAGATACAGGAGTGACTATTGAGCCGCCGATGTCGTCGCCTACAGGTAAACCAAGATAGTCGTGTAGTTGTCCAGTGTTTACGTTTGATAGATCAATGTCGAATGTTGGTGGGACTGATGTGTCTTGACCATCTTCGCCGCCAGTTATAAAGTTTTCCCAGTTGTCCCAGAGAATACGATTCGGGACGAAGTAGAAGTGGCAATAGGCCGATACCATGTGCATGACAGGTGCGACCATAGGCGCGAAGCGGATGAATGTTGAAGCTTTGATTGAAATTTTGTCTCCTGGTACTGTGTCCATGATGCAGATAGGAGTTAACCGTCCCATTCGAGTTGAAAGTTTGACGTCGTGAGAGAGGTCGAATACGTTTTGTTTCGGTTTTTGAACGGGTTCTTGTGTGAATAGATTTGACATGTATTTGATTTTTAGAGTTAATGATTAAAAAG